GTACAGCGCACCGTAGTTGGGTAAGAGCGACTCTATGCGGAACACTTGACCACGCAATGCCTTGATGCTGACCCAGATGGCGGGTTCGTACTCGCCATAGCCTTTAGTGAAGTTGTACAAGAACTCACGTCGTACAAAGCATTTAAGGGGCGGGAGGGATGAGACTATGTAACTCATGTGTTGCGCTCCTTTAATTGGGCTTCAATCTCTCTCGCCAAACGAATCCCACTGAACCCACTGCTATATATTGCAATCTCCACATCAGACATCCCGATCCAACTCTTTTTCGCTTCCACCAAATACTCCTTCGCTCTTTCGCCGAACTTGACGGTTAGCTTGTCGTACCCTGCTTGCCCAGGCATACACCTAACATCACACACCACCCGTCCTATACCCCCGCAATATTTACAAAGTTTCTCTTGCTTCTCTGCTTGCTCAATCTCCTGCCCGATGTCGCTAATCTTTTGCAGGGTGGCTTCTTTCTCTGCTTCGGCTATGGCTTGGCGTAGGGCGGTGATTGCGGCATATACACGTTCATGGTGTTCCCCCTTTGTTTCCAACGCCTCCAACGCTTGTTTCATTGCTTCGATGCTCATTCCTTCTCCCCTCTCAAGCAGCGGTCATACAATTCGCAGCGCTCTGGGGTTAGGCAGTCACACTTAGCTGGCTTTTTAGCAGCATCCCACCCCGCGCACCACGCCTTGTATGCAAAACCCTGCGTCTTGGTACCCTCCAAGCTGTCGTACCATATGCTGAATAGGATGTCTTTGTTCATTTTTGCTCCAACGCAGTCTTAATCAAGTGAACAACTTGTCTGCTAATTGATCGTGTCTGGCTATCGGCTTGCGCCTTCACAATTTTAAATATCTCAATCGGCATACGGATGGTGACAAAGCGGTCTTTAGGTTCGGTCATTGTGTTTCCTTAATAAATTGGCTGATCTTGCGTCTTGCATCTTCAGCACCAAGTCCCACAATAACATGGTAACCAACACTTTGTAAATAATCAATCATTGCTTGTTGCTCTGGCGATATCTTGCCACCCTTAACTTTCTTCATCTCAATCCACAGTTTCCATGCCGGTACAAACAGATCTGGAATGCCAGGCACCACGCCCTCAACCTTCAACTTCATCGCCTGCGACTTGGAGCGCATCCCACCATTAGGTATGGCAAAGATTAACGTATCCGGATATGCTCGGCGAAACCACATGATTAGTGCGGCCTGCTCCATGTGTTCTGATGTCACCATGTCATTCCCCACAGAAACAAGCAATGCCTTCTTCGTCTGGATCAATAAGTGATATTTGATCTTTTGTAAACTGCGCCATACTTGCGTAGCCTGGACGATCTTTGCGAAAGGTAGCACCGCTTGGTTTGGACGCCAACACCATGGCTTCCATATTTGCCCACCAAATTGCACGTTCTGGTCTTTCGGCAATAAGTGTTGCAATCTGATTGGCTGGCTTTAAAAAACACAAATCACAATTGCCTGCCAATGTTCTGCCGTTATATGTTGGCAACTCTAAATTAAAAGATTGCTTTGCCCAAAAGTTACCAATATCTTGAACACTTACTTTTGCAGTAAACAAAGGTATCCTGCGCTTATCCGCTACCTTTGTGGCTCGACGTGCTTCGTCATATCGCAAACCTATCCATGATGCATTTTCTAATTCTGATTTAGTGCAATCATCAAACAGTCCGGAGTGTTTAAGAAAACACGCCATGGTGCGTATTTTTAACTCACTTGTACAAAACCTTGTCACTGGATTAGGTAAGTATTGACGCTTGCGAATGATCGCTTCAAACGGTTCACCGTTCCGTGCAGCCGTCTCATAGGTAACTTCTTTATACCTATACTCTGGCTTTTCGTGTTCTTGGTATTCAAGCCAATGTATTTTGACATTCCAATTGACAGAGCAATCGTTAACAAACTTTAGTGTGGCCTCCTCTTCTTTGCCTGTGTTGGCAAAGCAAACAATCGCCTCATCTGGCAGCTTTCCACCGTGAGCCTCTAACACCTTGTAAAGCATATAGGCAGAAGTCCTTCCGCCAGAAAAGCTTATGCACGTTGGTTCTGTAATTTCGTATGGGTTTACCATAATCTTTTCACCACCTTATAAAATTTGCCGTCACGCTTGTACGTCATCATACGAGGTGGTGTGGCTTGGTTCATTTGCACAACTAAATAATCAATTGGTGTCTGCGCTTGGTTGATTCCAGATAGTACTGCGCCAGACTGACGTGCAATGTCATGCAGCAGTTGCAATGACTTGTTGCCCACAAAACCTTGGTTCAGTATTGGCAAGTACTCAGTAATTGGCGGATCAACCAAACCACCGTAGTAGGTCAACGCAATCATTTCGTTACCACTGGCTCGACTGATGTGCTTGCGCCAGTGCCAATCAGTGACATTCATATCCATGCCCTCAATGCCCATGATGTCGTCTTGGTGCAGCACCAATTTCTTTTCTGCCGGTAACGGAAATGCGTTGTCACAGTTCGGGCATACCTTGGCAGAGATATGCACAATTTCGTGACATATGTCACACACCTTGACCGGTGCCTCGCCCTCACCCGACCCACCTTTCTTTGGTGGCTGCACGTTGGTGATCGGACCGTGTGTCTCGACCACCCCCGCAAAGTCTAGCACCAAGCAATGATCAGTGTGGCTCTTGGGTCGCATACCACGCCCTGCCATCTGCACATAGAGCGACGCGCTCATGGTTGGACGCAGCATAGCAATCAAGTCTATATCCGGATAGTCAAATCCAGTAGTCAGCACGTTGGCGTTTGTCAACGCACGGATACGTCCCGCCTTAAACTCAGTCAGTATTCTGTCACGCTCTGCCTTGGGTGTATCCCCTGTGACACAGGCAGCACTCACGCCTTGCGCAATCAACTCGTTGCAGACGTTCTGGGCGTGTTTAACACCGGCACAAAAGAACAACCAAGCTTTGCGACTACCGGCAAGTTTGATCACCTCACGCACCACTTGTTTATTTTTATCGGCATTGTCCACCGCCGCCTGTAACTCGGACTCAATGTACTCGCCACCACGCTTATGTACAGCACTCACATCAAAGCGCTCGGATGTCACTTTGCTGCGCAATGTAGACAAATATTTTTTATAAACCAATTCCTCAATACTGACCGGCTCAATCAACGCATCAAACAATGCCGGTTTATCCGTGATTAAACCGTGTCCAAGGCGATAAGGCGTGGCGGTCAAGCCTACCACCCTAAGATCAGGATTAATCGCTTGTAGGTCGTTTAAAAGTGTGCGGTATCCGCCCTCGTCTTTGTGGCTCACTAGGTGGCACTCGTCCACAATCACCAAGTCAATGTGTCCAAGCTGTGCTGCCTTGGTTCTGACCGACTGAATGCCAGCAAAAGTAATTGGCTCACCTAGTTGACGCTTACCGATCCCTGCGCTATAAATACCCAAAGGCGCTCCCTTCCAATGGAGTCTCATTTTCTCGGCATTCTGAACAATCAATTCCTTAACGTGCGTCAACATAAGAATTTTTGTTTTTGGCCAAGATTGCAGCGCGTCCTTACACAGCGCCGCAACAATGTGGCTCTTCCCCGACCCAGTTGGGAGGACCAAGCACGGATTGCCGCTTGGGTTCTTGTTAAACCACGCATATAGCTGCTCAATGGCGCGCTGCTGGTAGTCTCTTAACATAACAGGCCGCCCCATTGGTCAGCCATAGCGTTTGCAATGCCTTGAAAAGTTTTTGAACGAACTTTGGCTGACTTATTATCGCTATACCATTTAGGTAATTTTTTACCAGAAGGTGAAATATAAAATTCACCTTTATCAACAATGTTAGTAGGCACAAGCGTTGGCAATCCTTTTAACCATAAACAAGTGCTTTTCTGCGCTTTGTCGCCAAACATCCAAGGCTGAATAATTTGATTTGGCTTGCGATACAGCTTAGACATAATGCCAATTGGATTTTCAATACACACGCGTTGTACATTAAGACTTGTAAACAAATTAAAAAAATCAATACCTTCTTGTTGACGACCATCTGCGCGTTTAGCGGCAAAATGTTTTGCCCCTGACACAGCCAAATGTGTACAAGGTGGAAAAGCAATTACCATGTCCCAACCATCGTTGATGATGTCAAGCACATCTCCTTGATAGTGTGGTCCAGGCGCGTCAGTAGGTAACAAGTCACAACTCATGGCGTCATGACCGGCACGAATAAACGCATCGCGTACCGTTCCAGAGTATTCGCAAGCAATTAAAACTTTCATCAAAATATCTCCCCGCCAAAGTCTTTGCGCAAGGACTTAATAAACTCATCAGGACTTGCACAGACCTTGTGATTGGCCACAATCTCACGGCTAGAAAATGTGTTCGCACTTTTGATACCATTATTGATATCACCCTCTGGCGTAATCCAAGTCACACTTTTGTCCGTTACTGTGTATTGCCACGGCACCAAGTCTGGGTGCAGAACGTGCGCTTCGCAGCCCTGCTTTTGATTCTCAAAATCTAGCGTTACAGAATATTCTTCACATGACCAGGTGCCATCCTGTTTAGCTGTACTGTTTGCGCACGTTCGACAATTGACCTCCTTGGTTAACTTTGTCTTATGACAAAACTCATGTGCCGCACAGAAACGACACTCAAACCATGTCGGATCGGTGCTTATGGGTGGCGGCATACGATCAGCCGTAGCAATGCGATGCCCACGCTCCACGCCCTTCTTGGCGACCGCCTTGTTAAGCTTGACTCGTTCGGTATAGATACGGTCGTCGTCTTTGCAGACTGCCACATACAAAGCACGGTCAAGTCCCATACCCAGCATATACATTTGCATCTGCACATAGTGCATAGGCTTTGATTTCTCAACGCCGTCTTTAAGCAAGACATCAAATGACTTTTTGCTGTGTGTCTTGATCTCTAAGATGTGCTTGGTGTCAGGTGCTTCGGGTACGCCATACTCAATGATGCCGTCCACACTGCCCGACACATGGCTTCCAAAGTCCACGCGGCTCTGATTCGTGCCAGTGTTCTGCACACTCATGCCAATGGCGCGCAAGTCCGACACTACTTTGGTTTCTTCGTCCTGCCCGCGTCTAAACAGTCGCAGTATGCGACCAGGGAAGCGTTCGACTACCGCCATTCTAAATGACAACCACAGCCATCTGTCGCAGGGGTGACCTAGTACGCTAGCGCCCATATGAGGGCGGGGTTCTTCCATAATTGACTCATGGTGCTTGTCAATCAATGCTTGAATCGTGTATTCTGACTCTGGTATCTTCATGGTACCTCTCCTTGGTTTTTTTTGCCCCCAACCGTATGGTCAGGGGCATTTTTTTTACTTCTTAACCCAAGGTGGGGCTGCTTTTGCTGCCGCCGGTGCTTTGGCCGCTGCCGCTGGTGGCACGGCGCCATTAGACTTATAGCCCTTGACATCATTCGATGCGCCATACTGCTCCGACTCACGCACGTCAAGCTTGATGCTCAACTGTCCACCGATCAACTGGTCAGTGTCCTGCACGGTAGCCAAACCAATGGCGCGCATCAATTCACCCAGTTGCTGGCGACCGATCTCCTCGGCCTTTGGGTTT